AGTTGAAAAAAACTTTTGTGCAAAAAAAGTACCGAATAGTGGTTCGACCATAACTTATGATTTAGTGTCAGATACTGGGTTCTCAAATGGTAACTTAGGTGGTTTAAGTCAAGATGCCTATTGTTTATCTTATTTTAGTCAATTATTAAATTGCCCACAAAGTAACCAATTAAATCAAATTAGTTTAAAGTACTTTGGAGAATCAAGTACAATACTACCAACAGTTGCTTCTGATGAAGGTTATAAATATATAAATGTTAAAAAAACAGGTGGGGGTTATAAAGTATTTAAAATAGAAGACCCTAATTTCTCATACCAAAAAGTTTCGTTAATAACTTTTTATAAACCAAATACCGATATAAATAATCCAGCAAATTTATATGCTGCGGGTTGTTTTTTAGGTATTAATACTAATTACTCCCAAAACTGTGAAATAAATGAGTCTAATAACGGAGATTTCCAACTTGTGGTTGAATATTTTCCAAATGCCCCAGCAAACTATAATAACAAGTTAAAATTAGTTGCTCAAACATATTCATCATCACAACCACAAAATTCAGTACTTTCACCTGTAACACCACCACAACAGACTAACACTTCAAATAGTAACACACAAACAAATTCTCAAAATACTAATCAAAATACAACACCACAAAAATCATTTATTACTGACTTTTTTATTGACATGGATATTGAGTTTACTGAACAAAATGTTAAAACCTTGGCCACAATAATAAAAATATATGCAACTCAAAAATTAGAAAAACCAAATTTAAATAAAACCGATTTTAATCAAATAATAAATGATTTACTAAATAGACAATTAAGTTTTAAAGAAAAATTATTAAATAAAACGTTTTCTTTTATTAACAAAAATACACCTAAAGTTGTTTTACAAAACCAAGATCAAATAGATAAGTCCACAGTCTCTAGCGACGTAACAAAACTAACAACATACAATTTACTAAAGTCATTTAACGATAAATGGATTGCAGGTTCGGACTTAAAAACACAAACCATTTTTGAAGATTTTTTATTTTTAGATAGGGCAAATAGTGATATTGGGGATACATTTATTCTTGATGTTCAAAAAGTAAAAGAAAGAATAGAAAAAAACCCACAACAAAACATGATGCAAATCGTAAGTTGGATACTTAATGATAACTTCTTTCAATTTTTTGCGATGCCAGCATACATTAATTTTTATGGTATCCAAAAAGATATTGGAGAAAACGTACCAAAACAAGATATAACGATAGGTAATGATTTATTTGGAACCCATCTTAATGTTGATTACATCGAATCAAGTCCTAAGTTTTTATGTTTGTATATTGGAAACCCATCTGAATGGCCAAAACCACCGGCAAACGCTTTTATACGTTTTGGGGACGATAGTTTTGATTTAAGAATTACCGATAACCCACTTAGGGTTTCTGACCCTAATTTAGATGTTAATAAAAATAATAAAGTAGTTGGGTTCGCGGTAGATTTTGGAATTCAAAATCAAAATATATTTAAAAATTTAGATTTAGATATGTCCGAAAAGAAAGAAACTGCCGAAACCTTTAAAGTGTATGCTGATTTAGGTAACTCAGTTTCGGGAGATAAGGTCGCCCAACAATCAGTTTCTATGTATAGTATATACAAAACTAGATCTTATAGTTGTGGTGTCGAAAGTTTGGGTAATGTTATGATACAACCTACAATGTATTTTGCATTAAGACACGTCCCACTTTTTTATGGGCCGTATTGGATTTCTAAGGTAACTCACAATATATCTACTTCCGATTTTACAACAAAATTTGAGGGAGTAAGAATACCTAAATACAAATTACCTGATATTGATAATTTAGTTGCGTCCGTTAACAAAAATGTTTTGAAAAATTTTAAAGACACACAACAAAAAACGTCTCCTAATGTTGAAACTGAAGATGAAAAAAAATTAGAAATAGATGAAAAACCATCTACACAGTCAACAGAATTAGAATGTAGTGGAAAGAGTGTTTTTTCTTCAGTAGAATACGTTGATTTAAAACCAACACAAATCTCCGTTAACGACTTTATTGAATTGGTAAAATTAAAAAGTCAATCTAAGGTAATAAGAGCATTAATATATGGAATTGCATTTACTAGGATAACTAACAAAATAGAAGGAGACTTAATACAAACAAATAATTGTAATTTATTTAGTATTACAACAAATAAAAATTATGGAGGCAACATGGACTCTAAAATATTAAATCAAACTTGTAATAAAATTAATGGAAATTCCGTACCTTTAGCTGATTTCACAACATTTGAGTTAAGTGTCGATTTCATGTTTGCATATTACTCAAACTTAGAGCCATTAATAAATGAAATTGCAAAATTAAACACCAACGTAGATTTAAATAAAAGTTTTGGGGAGGCTTTAGCTCAGATTACTTGGTCTACTTGGGACACCGAAAAGGCGTATACCGGTGCAAATGGTAAATCACAACCACAACACATTAAAGATTTAACGTTAGCGGATAAAGATAACGGCACCTTTAGTTCTTACGACTCTTGTGTGGAAATTTTTAAACTTGCTTACGAAAAATTGTAAAAATAAAAAAAACACAATATTTATATATAAATAAAGTTATGAGCGTAAAAAAAATATTAGATGATTACTTGAATAAAGACACAAGAATCGCAGAAAAACAAATTGATTCGGATCACAAGCAAGTTTGTGATTTAGATACGGGAGATTGTTATACTATTAGAATGAAAGACGGACTTATTGAAAGATTTGATAACACCGTACAAAAAAATAAAACACTAAGAGTTGAAACACCAACAGGAGTTAAAACATTATTAAACGGTTAAAAAAATAAAAATGGGTATAGATAATAAAATTTTAGAAGAGCTGAAAAGATTTAATCAAATAAATAAGTATATTTTAAATGAACAAGATCCGGCATTGGCTCCACCAGCAGGAGATCCGGCATTGGCTCCACCAGCAGGAGATGTTCCACCACCGGCAGATCCGGCAGCGGGTACTCCACCGGCAGATCCGGCAGCGGGTACTCCACCAGCAGATCCGGCAGCGGGTACTCCACCAGCAGCGGGTGCAGAAGTACCTGAACCTATAGATGTTGAAAAAGACCCTGACGTTGAAGAAGTTGGTGATGAGGAAAAGGGTAAAGAAGGTGATGAAGAAACTGAAGAAATAGATATCACCGATTTAGTAAATTCTCAAAAAGACATGAAAGATAAACAAGATGAAATAATGGACACTTTGTTTACTAGACTTGACGATTTACAAACAAAACTTGAAAATATGGATCAAATAATGAATAAAATTAATTCATTAGAAATTAAATTTGATAAATACAGGGATAAAACACCTGAAGAAAAATTAGAATTAAGATCTTTAGACTCATATCCGTATAACCAAAAACTAACTGATTTTTTTGATGATAAAAAAGTAGATATGGAAAGGGCCGGAAAAAATGAATATATTTTAACATCTGACGAAGTTGAAAATTTTTCACCAAATGAAGTTAAAAAAACATTCAGTAAGTACGAAGAAGAGGAAGATGAAAATGAATTTGATTTATAATTACTTAGGGACCAACAAGGTCCCTTTTTTATTTGACATTCTACCAAATTAACTTATAATTGTTATAGATAAAAGAGTTAAAAATTAAAAACAAAAATCTATGGCAAATTCAATTGATGCGGTACTAGCACAGTACGAAAAGAACTCAACACCAAGTAGTTCACCGAGACAAAACATCTCACAAGAAGACAGAATGAAAAGATATTTTTCAGCAATTCTTCAAAAAAATGAAAAATCAGCACAAAAAAGAATCAGAGTATTACCTACAAAGGACGGTTCATCACCATTCGTTGAAGTTTGGTATCACGAGATTCAAGTAAACGGGCAGTGGGTTAAGTTGTATGACCCTGAAAAAAATGACAACGAAAGATCACCACTTACTGAAGTTTATAACGAATTAATTTCTACAGGTAAAAAAGAAGATAAAGAATTGGCATCACAGTACCGTTCACGTTTATTTTACATTGTAAAAGTTATTGATAGAGATAACGAACAAGACGGAGTTAAATTTTGGAGATTTAAACACAATTACAAACAAGAAGGCGTGTTAGATAAAATCCTTCCTATATGGAAAGCAAAAGGGGATGTTACAGATTCAGAAAAAGGAAGAGACCTTATTATTGAATTAACAAAGGCAAAAACACCACAAGGAAAAGAATATAC